GTGAGATTGGATTATCTGTTGAATTGCATTGTACTAAAGATTTTGTTTTCATTGAAGATAAAAATCCATACAAAGATGGTTTAATACAGTTATCCACAAGGGTTCAAATACCGATGAAACCTAATGATGTGTTGGAAACAAATGTTAGTGAAGCGGTAAAATATAGTTATGATATTCAGACAATAGGTAATATAATATTAAAATTGCCGAAATCATACAACGAGAATGGAGGTAAAACAAGGCTTATAATATTCGCACATGGTAGTGCATACCCAGAGGTGCTGAATTTTTATGAATATGACCCATACGTTGATTATCTCGTTGGGCAAGGTTATGCAGTATGTGATTGTACGGCATACGCAACAAGTGATGATAGTGCAGGAGAATTCAGAAGTAATGTTATAGGTACGTTACATTTCCTTTGTACTCCGCTAAATTATAAGTGCTATGTTACTATGTACCATTGGTTAATGGAGAAGTATAATTTCCACAAAGAAATATTTATATTCGGAAAGAGTCACGGAGGTTTTCAGGTGTATTCATTGCCTAAATACACCGATATCCCAGTTCTTGCAGCATGTTCGTTAGCGGGAGCGTATGATATATTCGCTCTAAAGTTTGGTTACACTAACGAGGATAGAATAGCATTCATGGATTCATTTGGGTTCAGTGGTATGGAAAGAAGTGAAAGTGGTGAATTAATTGGAGAAGGTAAAATAATGCTAATTCCGGAAGGAGGTTCGGATATAGGATGGACGGAAGAACGCAAACAATATGTTCAATTAAATATAGATAAGACATTAGGATATATATGTACTTCACAATCTATAATTAATATTAGTAATTTAGATATTTTTAATATATTAGCCGTTGATAGTAATTACGAAACAAGACTAAATGAGTGGGAACAAAAGAAACCAATAAAAATTACTAAAACACCATTTGCTATATTTTGTGCAGAAGATGATTATGGATTGTTTTACGAAAATATGTTGGCTAAAGTATCAATAAACAACGCTAATTCTATATGTTTTCTTAGGAAAATGCCAAGTGGTAGCGGAAATCCGCATCATACAGTTGATACGGCTGGACCTTTTATAGATAATATTGTCGCGGCAGATGGTAATACATATAAAAATATACCCGTTGCGTGGGCTGAAATGTTGAATTTTTTTATTCAATATGAATAATATGACTAAATATATATTTACATGAATAAAAAACATGTAAGTCGGGTTTCGTTGACGTTACCCAATTTCATGGAGGGTTTGAACGTGGAAATTGTAGAGCAAACAGACAACGCCGTATTGTTGACCGATACCGTGCAAAACGGAAAGTTGTTTGTAAGTTACAACACGGACGACGCCAATTATTTAGTATTACGAACGAAGTAAGAACCGAGCCGGGGAGCAATCTCCGGCATAACAATTTGATGATATGGATAAAATATTTACATGGAAACAATGGCGTATGATATTCGCCACGTCGTTAAGCCCGGTTTTAGCCTATTTAACCCCAACGGCGGGGTTATTAGAAAATAATTTCTTGTAAGAAATACTATAATTAATTTTATTGTTTAGCAAATTTCTAAATTCTTCAAAATTATGGGAGAAGTTACAGAAAAAATCTATTGTTGCGACAGAGGCGACAATGACAACGCACTCGCAGCAGCCATTCTGGCAGGTAATAACCGCAGAGACGATTGGGGCCCTATGGCCGCCATGATGGGTGGAGGTATGAACAACTGGATGAACAATCCGTTTGCTTATCTCATGTTCATGGCTCTGCTCCGCAATGGAGGCTTTGGCTTTGGTGGGGATGGCGCAGGTACTGCTACCCAGGGTATCGAAACTCAGGCTCAGCTTAATGCTATCCGCACTCAGTTGCAGGACAATCAGAATGCTGAACAGGTTTTGGCTTCTGCTTCTAAAGCTCAAAACATCATTGACAAAGCCCCTTCATTGCTTGCAGAGCTTAATCCTATGTATAAGGAAAAGCAAGAAACAGAGCAGCGCTTTCGGCAAGATTGAAGGTTCTATCGGTGAAATGAAAGAACTCATGAAAAAGCAGCAGGAAATGATGGAGAATTTCATCAAAAAATTTGAAAGCTAAAAGTTATGGGACACAGATTAAAATGTATCATAGTAAAGCATCATACGTGCGACCATAATAAGGAGCACGAAGATGAAGAGGATGTAGTAGTAGAAAGCAGAATAGCTACTCCTCATGGTGAGCATAAGGTTAAATTTGATTTGCCTTATGAGCAAACAGCGAATGCTCTTATGTCTGCTAAAGGATATTCTGAGTATGTCAAAAAGCATGGCTATCACTTTACAGATGCTCTTGCAGAGCACGTAAGTAAAATGATGGTAAATGCTAATGGCCAACAGCACTCTTGGACTGCAAGCCAAGTCAAAAAGTCTATGGAAAGTTTAGGATTGAGCATTCCTGGCAAAGTAACAACAGGCGATGTTACCTATGCGGCTAATATGGCTTATGCAGATTTCTATCCAGACCCTCTAAAAGATGAGGCTGCATGCTTGAGATATGCTCATAAAGTAGCCAATGACCCAGATGGGTATGATGACATGATTTTCTGCAGATGGACTGCTGACGCAATCGGAAAAGCAATCAAGTTGGACTGGGAAAAATTTGTATAGTATGTTAGAACTGATTGAAGCAAAGAACTTTGACGGACTAATGTTTTTCATAGCTATTAGAGTTGGCATTATTTTAATCTGCTGGATTTTCATGATACTAAGCAGTATCGTAGACTTTTGGAGTGGAACAACAACAGCAAAAGCACTTGGCCAAGCATTGATGTCGCATGGATTTCGTAGAACAATTACAAAAATCGGCGATTATGTAAGGCTAATGCTTTTTGCTCTTATGTTTGATATACTTGGAAGCTTATTATCATTCTATATAATTCCATTTGCCACAATTCTATGTACTGTTGCAGTTATATATATTGAGGGTAAATCTGTGGTTGAAAATAGCAAACGTAAAAAAGCTCATGCTGCAGAAGTACCTGATATAGTTAAGCAGATTGTGCAAGCTACCACTGCCGAACAAGGTCATGAGATATTAGACAAAATAAGCCAATTGCTAACATTAAATGAGAAAGATAAATAAAATCATAGTCCATTGCTCTGCTACTCCTGAAGGACGAGATGTTAAAACTGAGACCATACGAGATTGGCATGTGAATGGTAATCATTGGAAAGATATTGGTTATCATTATGTGATTGAGCTCGATGGCTCTGTTCATAAAGGCAGAGATGAAAGTGTAGTTGGAGCCCACTGCTCAGGTCAAAATGCAAACTCTATAGGAGTATGTTATGTAGGAGGCGTTGCTAAAGACGGTAAAACTCCTAAAGATACACGCACTGAGGCTCAAAAGCAATCTTTACTCGAATTGCTGAAAAGCTTAAAGGTAAAATACCCAAATGCTACTATTCATGGGCACAGAGAATTTGCAGCTAAGGCGTGCCCCAGCTTTGATGCTAAGTACGAGTATAAAGACCTCTGAAGCACATAAAAACCATTCTCGTGTATAAGAAATTATTACGAGAATGGTTTTTATATTAAATATGAATAATAACAAATAAAACTCAAAGATTATGCGAGAATTAGCGAGAATAAATTGAGCATGAAAAAGATAATCATAAAAATAGGAATAATTGCTGTTGCTATTCTACTTATAGTAATAGCAGGAATTAGGATTAAAAACCTAAAAGAAGAAAACAATATGCTTAAAAGCAATCAGGAAGTATTGCTTTCAGAAAAAGAGTCTATAATGGCACAAAGCCAACTCTATAAAGTATCTGATAGCCTTAATGCTGCTAAAGTAACAGAGCTTCAGCTTTCACTTTCTGAATATAAGAAATACAGAAAGCAGGATTTGAAACTAATCGAGCAGCTTAAAGTAAGCAAATCGGACTTACAAAGAGTTATATCGTCTCAGACAGAAACAATAAACTTACTTTCTGCAAAGCTGAGCGACTCCATAAGAATTGATACTACGACGAATACAGTTGATACACTTAAATGCTTTAATTACAAATCAAAATGGACTGATGTGGCAGGATGTGTTGACCTAAAAAGAGACACTGTGGAGTTGCAAATATCTAACAGGGAGTCACTTAAAATAGTAGAAACAGTGAAGTATAAGCGCTTTTTGGGATTTTTATGGAAAACCAATAAAATAAAAAGTAGGCAAGTAGATGTCGTAAGCCAAAATCCAGCCACCTCTATAGTTAGTGTGGATTATATAAGCATAAGCGGTAAACAATAGAAACAATATAAACAAGTCATTGTTTACACCTAAAGTGCTCAAAATCAATTACTTATATATGCTGTAAACAAAGAAACAATAATTTCATTAAATCTTTTCATATTAAAAGCCGATATTTCTTATTAACCTTAATGTTAATCGGAAATTAAGAAATTAAGTTTGAAATATATAGGGGCATTGTTTTTATTGTTTCTTTGTTTACAGCAATTTCAAAGCCGCACTAAAATTGCTGTTTAATTATTTTTAACAAATAAATTCTCAAAAAATAATGGAAAATTTTTTT